TGATCTGTAATCCATGTTAGTTTACTCTGAACACAAACGAACTTACCCTTGCGGTTAAATTTCATAAACAAGATGTTTACATCGTTTGGTTCAGCAACTGCCATGAGTTGATCTAGCCAACTATTTAATTGCTTACACTCTCCTGTAAGTACTAAGTGAAAGGGGAAATCAGCATAGCTCTTGCATTCTGCATTGAACTTGACAAAGCTTTGACCAGGAACAATATCGCCTTTGAAAGAACGAATTTGACCCTCGTGCAAGAACTCTGTGCGTGACTGATTCTTACCGCCCACATAAGCTCCCGAGCCCGGAGCACGAATAAACGACTCTCCGTATAGTTTGCTTAGATACTGAGCAACATCACGCTCGAAACTGGAACCTTTTTGTTTTTGTGGACTTGGCATACTATTACTTATGTACTTTACAAGACAGTGAAAAATTATTCTATGTCCACTGATGTGCTGTAGCTAGTGAAGCCATTTTCTTTAATCACTTTGAGAACATTAGGTACACGACCTGCTAGTTCTTCACGGTGACTAATTAGCCAAATTGATTTTTGACGGCGGCGACTCATATCTTTCAAGATAGCAAGACTGTTCTCAACACCCATTGTGTCAAGACCGCTGTCAATCAATTCGTCAATGAACAATGTGTTCACTGGTCCGTATAAGCTCTCGTAAACATCACGGAATGCAAAACTCAATCCTAAGATTAGTCTGTTTCGTTCGCCACGACTCAAGTTATCAAAGTCTAAGTCACGACCTAATTCAGTTATCTCAACTTGCAAGTCATTCTTGAAAACAACTTGATGAGGCAAACCAATCTTGTCTAAGTAGTGAGTCAATCGACTATTCAAATAACTCAAGTTTTGGTCAATGATCTTCTTACGGACAAAACTATCTTTGCTAGTTAACAAGTCAAGCAAGAACTTTTGATGTTCCATTGTCTTTGTCAGAGTATTAATTCCATCAAATTTTATTTCCTGTAAAGCTTGTCTTTCCATATCAACAACCTGTTCTTGATACGGATCAGCTTCCGCCGCTTTGCTCTCAATTTGTGATAGTAAACTTGACACCTTCGCTCTGTGCTCAACTGCTTTGGCTTCGGCATCGTAATGAGTAGATGGCCTTTTGCCAAGAGTGACGCTAGGCGTGTCAAAAAGTTGTTCACTAAAGGGGTTATTTTCGCTGGATTTCTCGTCAATCTGCTTTTTGATGTTATCAATTTCCGTTGACTGCCGAACCGCTTCAACCTCTGTCTTATAATGTGTTGTAGGTTTATCATTTACAATTATTGGGTTAGCAACTAGTTCATCTAGTTGGAACTTCAAGTCATCTAAATGACTTTTGCTAGCATTATATAATTCAATCTTACTATCCAATACAGTAGTGTGCTGGTCATCATGGAAGTCTTGTCCACACGCATAGCACTTATGTTCTTTTAGTGTAGTAACTTCTTGTGTTAGCTTATCGTAGTTCTTACCTTCTTTGGTTATATCTTTTCTAAGACTTTCAATTTTACTATCATATGCAGTTTTCAATTGTACTTGTTTGTTATATTCAATCAAGTCTTGGTGTGCTTTTAGTTCTGCAACAAAATCAATGTGACTCAACTCATCCATTTTAAGTATGAGTGCGTTAATATCTTTGTCTTGCTTCTGCATCCAAGCAGTCTGTCTAGCAATCAGTGCCTCATAGGCATCATATTGTTGTTTTTGTTGATCCCATACTGCTAAATCTTTGTGCGCTTGCAATTCAGTCTCAATGTCAATCTTGCTCAGATCATCATATTCAATTGCAAGAGTAGCCAAGTCTTCATCATGCTTCTTTAACCATAACATTTGTCTGCGCTTGATTGCATCGATTTGTTCCTTGACTCGTTTATTGGCTTCTTCAATTGCTTTGATTTTGAATTCTTCTTGTTGAATGTCATCTTTACTTTGACGAATCATTTCTTTAACAACATCTGCCTTCTCACTAAGCAATGTAATGCCCAGTAATTGTTCGATGATATCTTTTTGTTCGTTGTTCTTTAGTGCAAGGAATGGTTCGCTGTATGTGTTGAGAACGACAATATGGCGAAACATATCGGGAGTCATGTTAATGACACGCTCGATAACTGCTTGTGTTTCTTTGTTCTCACCCTGTTGATCTTCTGTTGCCTTTTGATGAACATCATTGACATAGAATTTCAAAATGTTTGGTTTGCGACCTCGTTCAATCTTGTAGTTAGTTCCGTTGATGTTAAACTCAAGTGTAACTAACATGCCCTTTGTATTGGTACGATTGACTAAGTTGTCTTTGCGAATGCTATTGATAGGAACACCAAACAATGCATAAGATAAGCCTTGAATTAGTGTAGTCTTGCCTGTACCGTTACGAGCACCGTCGCCACCTAAGTCTAAGTTCTCACCTAGAATCAGTGTGATATCTTTTTTGTCAAAGTCAACTGCTTGCGTGACATTGCCTATACTTAAAAAGTTTCGGAGAGTAATATTTTTTATTGTTAGCATTATAGAGTGTTGTAAATGTCTAGTAGAATTTTCTTGTCGAAATTATTACTCTCGATAGAATTGATTTGGTCAATAACGATTTGATCTACACTTTCAAATTTCAAACCATCTGCACTTTGACCTTCTGCAGGCTGTTCACCTTTGACAGGAATCAAAACCATTTCACGCAGTTTGTATTCGGGGATAAAAGTTTCTCGTAAGAAGTTGGCTTCTTCATAGCTAATATCGATATCCAAGTGAACACGCACATGGCTATCAATTAATAAGTGACCTTCTGGATTCTCTAACACATCACTTAGTTTGTAAACTCTGAAAACAGGTTGTCTTGGCCAGCTACGAAACACTGGCTCTTGGCCCCATTCAAGAATCATCATACCACGTGCATCATCACCTGCGTCTGCATAGGTATGCGGAAATGCATTACCAATGTACCAAATGTTCTTGCGAGATTGGCGTTTGTGAAAATGTCCACTAAAGACTTTCTCAAATCCAGTCATGTGTTCTTCTGAAATTTCACCGTGATCGGGCATCTCAACCATAGCATTCATGTAGAAGCGTGGTAGTTCTAGGTGACCGAATAGATATTTGCCACCCATCTTTTGTAATTTCTTGTAGTCTTCTTGCACAAGCCACGGAGCAATAACTACATCTCCTTGTTTGAAGAAGTCGTTGATGATCTTAACATTTGGTAAATGCTTACCCCACTCAACACTATGAATGTCCCTGCGGTCACGATAATAAAGATCGTGATTGCCTGGTATAAAATATACAGTAGTAAAGTTAGCACTTAATTTCTCCAATGCTTGTAAACCAAACTGTAGTGTTTGGATGTTGATACTAGCTCGGTGATGGTTGTAGTCACCTAGAAAGAAACATGTTTCACATCCTTCTTTCTTTGCTTGTGCAATGAACCAATCTACAAAATTGGCACAGTCTTGATTATGTTGCAGGCTGTTTGACTTGAGTCCAAAGTGGATATCAGTGAAAACAGCGGCTTTTTTGAATAGGTTACTCATACAATGATTATAAAGGAAGAGGGAGTGCAAAAGCAACCCCCTTGGTTAAATTGATTATTCTTCAAAAGATGGAGCACCTGCCCCTGAACCTTGACGAGACCAACTAGGATTTAATCCGTTTATCTCTAAGATATCATCTCTGATGTTTTGATTTCGTTTTTCTGTATTGAGTACACGACAAAAACTGTTAGTGATAGCAGCCGTATAGTAAGCGAATGGGTTAGCAGATTTGGCTTCATTGAATCGTAAACCAACATATGTCAACTGAAGGATTGCTGAATTGCGCATCTCATCATTGTATGTATAGCCACGCCAATTGTATTTCATAGCATACTTTTCACACATCATGATGTACATACGGGCTAACTTGTTCGTGATCTGGCCATGATCTTTGTTGAAATTTCCGGTTGCTAAATCACCTTCCCAATGACTTTTCCCTATACAATAAAAGCTATTGTTTTCGTCTATCTTGTAGTGTTGGAATGGGGGGAAATTTACTTTGACATGCACCATGTCGTCAACATCTGCTTTAATTGGTGCGGCATCTTCTAAATCTGCAAAAATCTCATCCTGCTCATCAAACTCAAAGATATCTTTTGCTGTTTTCTTTTTTATCGTTTTTCTAGGTTGCTTTTGGGCTACGGGCACATGATCCCAAGTCATTATTCTAAATACCAAATCATTAGTTGATATTGAATTTGGGTCTACTGTAGAACCGGATTCGATAGATAATCTATGGGCTCTTGTTTCTTTTGCTTGTTGTATAACCTCGGGAGAGAATGCATGTTCATAGCATTTTTCTAATGGTTCTTGCGGCATATCAACGATGTAATCGTAGCGATGATATTCTGGTTTTGCGAAATAACAATAAGTTGTTTTACTTTCGTGAATCTCTTTGAGAATGTCTTTGTTGTTTAAATAATTTACAGGTTTTCTTGGTGCTGGTAATAGGCTCATATGGCTCCGTAGTTTTGTTGAGATAAGTGTAACACTTTCTTTGCAGAAAAGCAATAGAAAGATAGAGGAAAAGGTAAAAAGCGCATTATATTTATCAGATAAATATAGATAAGGATAATACTACTATGGCACGAGGACTTCAAGGAGCAACAAGTCAAACAAGACAACAAGGATCGGCTCAAGATCAATATAACTATGAGGCCCTCAAAGACTGGAGAGTCAGATTAAGTCTTGCACCCGGGGCGGATGGGTATATGTACAAGTCACCTAATTCGGGTATTATGGCACCATTAGCAGAAACTGACGGTGTCATATTCCCCTACACCCCTCAAATTCAAGTACAGTATGCAGCCACATATGATACCTCCGACGTTGCACATAGCAACTACAAAATATTCCAATACAAAAACAGCAGTGTTGATTCCATATCAATAACCGGTGATTTCACTGCTCAAGACACTTATGAAGCTAACTACATGCTCGCGGTCATACACTTTTTCAAATCTATGACTAAAATGTTCTATGGAAACGATCAAGATCCTATCAATGGAACTCCTCCACCATTATGCTATATTTACGGTTTAGGAGAATTTCAATTCAATAAGCATCCGATAGCTATAACTAGCTTCGCCTATATCTTACCAAATGATGTAGACTACATTCGGGCTAGCGTTACAGCCGATAGTATTGAAGCTGAAGACCAAGCTGTTGCTGCTAGATTTTCCGGTAATCCAACTAGCCAAAGAACTGCGAGTTCTGGCATCAGATCCGGCGGACTACCTATGCCACCTGAATGGTCTTTATTAAAAGGTAACGGCAATGCCCCCGGATCAGTCGAACCCACATATGTTCCTACAAAACTACAAATTCAAATAGGTGCTATACCGATAGTAAGTAGACGAGATATAAGTCAAAACTTCAGCCTGCGTGATTATGCTTCAGGTGAATTATTGAAGGGATCACAACGAGGAGATCAAGGTGGAGGTATCTGGTAATGGCATCAATTAATAATTTGTATCCAGCAACAAGCCCGTATTCAAATACGGATGTAGTAAATAGTAAATTCTTAGATGTTATGATTAACAAGCCTATACCAGCATTGGGTTCTGATGTGTTTTGGGCGATAACACCAGTGTATGAATTTAGACCTGATATATTAGCATACGATCTTTACAGCGATTCTAGACTCTGGTGGGTATTTGCACAGCGAAATCCAAATAGATTGAAGGATCCTTACTTTGACTTCATCACTGGTACTGAGATATATCTTCCTAAAATGGATACACTTAAAAGAGCATTGGGCATATAATAATGGCAGTCGTTTATGATGAATTTGGAAATGTAATAGGAGATTACGGTGACGGTCCGCTGGATGTAGGTCCGCTGGATGAAAACTCAAAATCGGGCACAACACAGGCAGGAAGTCCGGGCGTATCCGAAAACTCAGGCGTAGGTTCTCGCAGATTTAATCCATTGAGCACATATTCAAGTTACACCTACCAGCTATCATTGTATATGATTACACCTGATGCGCTAGATGAATTCAATCGCTCAGGCAGAAAAGACATCTTCATGTTTAATGGCGCTAGAGAGTCCGTTGGAAATGAATCTGGTGCATATTTAATAGCTCAAAGCGGTGGTATCAATAATCCTGTTACTAGGGCTCCTGGATTTGAATATGACTATTATATTGATAACTTAAAAATCGTGTCAGCCGTTACTGGTAATAGTACAGCATCACCTACAACTAATGTAGGTTTTGACTTTACTATCACAGAAGCATATGGTCTGTCGTTTATCACTAACTTAAAAAGAGCTAAAGAAGCGTTGGAAAGATATTCGACAACTATCAATTATAAAAATAGCACTAATGCGAGCCGACAATTTTTCATATTGGGATTAAAGTTTCTAGGATATGATGCAGCTGGCCAATTAATAACTAAATCAAATCTAGTCAATGAGACAGATCCTACTTTTCAACGATTTTACGACATTAACATTACTGAGATTGCATTCAAAATTGACGGTAAAACAACAACATACAGCATCAAGGCAGCATCTCTTCCAATAGCTAGTGCATTAGGTCAAAAAAGAGGTGTTATTGATAAAGGTGCTACTCAATTAGTGGGAAATAATGTACAGCAGATTCTTAACCAGTTGATGGTAAAGATGACAAAGGATCAAGCAGATGATGTTAATGCTAAAAAGCGAGAATTTGGTAACACTTATAGTATACGATTTCTAGGTGACGCTGATAGTATTGCCCAATCTTCTATTGTTAGTTTAGCCGATACAAGTAAAATCAAATGGCCAATGGCTAACCCAACTGACAAGAAAACTGTTAATGATAGTTTGTCAATAAAAGCACAACCCAATAGTAATGAAAGAACAGTTGCATTTAACCGAGACACCCCAATTCTACAAGCTATCACTAGTGTGATAACGCAAAGTGAGTATTTGGTCAATGGTTTAAAATCGGTATACACTACTGCTGAACAACCCAATTCAGAAACAAATAGTCAGTCAGCAGAAAAAATTGACAGTAATAAAAGATTAAAGTGGTTCAACATAGCACCTGTAATTTCAGGAACTAAATTTGATACCATTATTAAAGATTGGGTGTTTGATATTGAATACCAGGTTCGAACGTATGAGATTCCAGTGTTAATGTCCGCATATGCCGATAAGACTACTCCATATTATGGTGCGGTCAAACGATACGAATACTGGTGGACTGGACAAAACTCTGAAGTTATTAAATACGAACAATCAATGAATAACGCATACTTTAACGTGTCACTAGGCGGCGGCGATGCGTCAAGTACTGCTACTGGTGGTAATGCACAGGTTCCTTTAGTAACGAGTAAAGTTCAACCAGCCGACAAATTAGGTAAATTGGGTGTAGGTAAAGAGGCACAAAATAGTGTAACCACTGACCTAATGACACCGAGCGATTGGGCTAATGCAAAAATAGAAATTTTAGGTGACCCTGATTGGCTTTCTAATGAAACAGCTAACATAAATGATGATGCAAAATCATTTTACGGACCTGATGGATACACCATCGATTTTAAATCTGGACAAGTTTTTATTGAAATTAAGTTTCTAGAAGCAGTTGATTACGAACACGATACCGGATTGATGAAAATAAACACAGACATATTATTTTTTAATTATCCTGTTTCTATTGCTAAACAATTAGAAGGGGCAATAAGCTATCTAGTTACTAGAATAACACATAATTTCAGAGGGGGTAAGTTTACACAAGAACTAGAATGTAAGATAAACACTTTTGCTGATGTAAAGGGAACAACTATATTAGAAGAACGAGAGCAAAACAGAACATCGGCTGAAGCTGCTGCTAACAACTCTAGAGAAACTCAAAATTTAGCGTCTAGATATCCTCCACCTGCAGGATTAAAATCTGATCCTCCACCATCTACTGGTACTACTGGTGGAAATCAATCAGTGGGATCATCAACACCTGCAACTACACAAGACACCACTACTAAAGGAGTAGCAAATGATGATGCTTCATTTGACTCAAATTGGGAACAGAATTATCTTCAAGGAGGTAGAGGATAATGGCTGAAGACATATTCAAACCGGCTGGTGCATCAAAGGCTAGTAAACCAGACTCTGGCGGCGGCGTCGTTAAAAATGTACCTGTATTTGGTATAGTAAAAAATAATGTAGATCCTACCCGAACCGGTCGTATTCAAGTATACGTTACTGATCTAGGCAGCGATGATCCGGATAATCCATCTGGCTGGGTAACGGTATCATACATGAGTCCTTTTTATGGATTTGTTGAGCCAACTGCAGGAACTACGGGCGACGGTGACTTTGCAGCCAATCCTGCAAGCTACGGTGTATGGAACAGTCCTCCCGACTTAGGCACTACTGTTATTTGTATCTTTATCAACGGTGACCCTAACTATGGATTCTATATAGGATGCGCTCCCAAAGCAGAAGCATTGCATATGGTTCCTGCTATTGGCTCTAGTGAAAATATTATCACTAATAATAATGGTGAAGCACAAAGCTACGGTGGTGCTTCACAACTTCCAGTAACTAACATCAACATTAATAACAAAGCTATTTCTGACGGTGGCAACTTTTTAGATGAACCAAAACCAGTACACAGCTATCTAGCATCTATCTTATTCAAACAAGGGTTAGTTCGTGACCCATTAAGAGGCACAATTACTACCGGCGCTCAACGGGAAAGTCCCTCTCGTGTGGGATGGGGTGTAAGCTCACCCGGCCGCCCAATATTTGCCGGTGGATACACGGATTCTAGTATCGTATCAGCCGCGCAGTCCGGTAAAGACTCTGCTGGCATGACGGTGATTTCACGTAGAGGTGGGCATTCAATCGTTATGGATGACGGTGATCTAATAGGAAGAGATCAATTAGTTAGATTACGCTCTGCGGCTGGTCATCAGATATTAATGAGTGATGACGGCCAAACGTTATTCATCATACACAGCAACGGACAATCTTGGGTAGAGATGGGTAAAGAAGGAACCATTGACATGTTCTGTACAAATAGTTTCAATGTACGAACACAAGGTGATATAAACTTTCACGCCGATGCCAACATAAACATACACGCTAAGAAAAAATTAAACATTAAGGCTGAAGACATTTATATTCAGTCTGAAAAGAGCACTACACACAAAGTAGGAACAGATTATAAAGTAGAAACCTCAGGAAAATATACTCATAAAGTTGGCGGATCAATGAGTTTGCAATCAGGCGGCGAGGGAAGTTTTAATTCAGGTGGAACTTGTTACATCAACGGTAGTAGAGTAAACCTAAACACAGGTCAGGGCGCTGCTCCAGAAGCTGTTGCTCCGTTACAAGACATTGGTCATACTGATACTATGTTTGAATCTGTTAAAGGTTACATAGCATCACCTGGCACATTAAAGAGTATTACGACTAGAACACCAGCACATGCACCGTGGGTTAACGCAAATCAAGGCGTAAATGTAAGTACTAGTTCCAATGCAAGTGACAAATTACCATCTGCACCTAGTGCGAGCGTAGCAAAGGCAAACGAAGCGGCAGCAGTAGCTCCTACAGGAAACCCAGTTCAAGCAGCCGCATTATCAACTGTGCCACCTACCCCTGCAATGAGTGGAGCAATGGATGCGCAGTCAACTGGTTCAATGGTTAGTGCTGTTGCAACAAATGCGGCAACAGGTGCTGCGGCAGCAGCCGTAGCTACGGGCGCAGGTATTGTACAGACAGCACAAGGACAAGTTGCGGCATTGGGTGTATTAGCACAGACACCTGCGCAATTAGAATCTGCAGGAATACTAAAGCCCGGCTCATCTGCATTAGTAAACTCGTTGGTAAAGTCAGGCTCATCTTTATCACAAGCATTGCCTAATAATTTGTTCACTGGTCAAGGTGGCGTATCTAGCTTAACATCGTTTGTGTCCAATCCAAGCGCACAGATATCTGGTATGATGTCAAACTTCCAAAAGTCACAGACAGCATTGACTGGTGCAGGATTAATGACAGGAAAAGAATCGCCTATTAGCATTGCAGGCCTGATTATGTCAGGTGCAACTGCAGGAGTAAGCAATACGATTAATGCAGTAAAGAATTTAGGTTCACTTGCGTCTAACATATCATTGCCTAGCTTAGGATTACCGGGTGTTACTGGTCCTATTACTAACGCTATTAGTTCAGGTAACTATGCTGCTGGACTTGCTGAAGCAAGCACAGGCGGCCTAGGCTCAATAATGAGTACTGTTCTTCCTGTTGCAGGATTGATTGCAGGATCTAAACTGAACAGCAGAGGATCTAGTGCGGCAGCATTTGGATTGATAGCAGCATCGTTGACTTCATTACCTCGAGGCCCTGTTAACTTGCGATCAAATTCTAATTCAAATTATGATCTTGCAGTAGCTAGGTCATCTGGTTACAACGATCCTTTAACATCGGCAACTAGGATACTGAGAACTACTGGTCAAATATTGGGTGGAAATACTGCACGAGTTACGAGCGCAGTTGCAGGCAGCATAACTGCAATTGGAAGACTAAACTCTGCACAGAACCCTTCACAAGCATTAAGAGGATTAACCGGAGTTCTTGGCAGTATAGGAGCTGTTGGAACATCATTAGGTAATAAATCCATAGCCAAAGCTTCTAGAGATGTAAACGCTATCATTGGTGTATCATCACAAGTTAATAGAAGCCTAGCTTCTATTGCTAATGCCAAAACATCTTCACAGGCATTAAATGGATTAGTAGGTTTGTTTGGTGGTGTAGGACGCGGCGCTTCTATATTTGGTAACAAGAAGGTTATTAAAACCACTAGAGACATTAATAAGATTCTAACTAACACAGGTCAAATCTTACGAGCATCACAAGTATTGAACACAAGTAAGAACGTAAATCAAACACTAGGTGCATATGGTTCTATTATAAATGCCGCTGGTAGAATAGCCGGAGTATTTGGCAAGAACAGCAAGACTACTGGATTGTTTGGTATACCGGGTGGTCAGTTGAGTGTAGGATCTATCGTTAATAAATCATTGGGATCATTGGGTGTACCTAGGAACCCTGCATTGAATTCTATCATCACAAGTGCAGTAACATCAGCACTGAACAACATTGCGTTCCCTAAATCTGTACAAGGCGCAGCAGGGTTGGCTGCAGGCCTACCCACACTAGCATCAGGTCAAATCACTAATGCATTGAATAGTTTACAAGCCGGCGGTCAAAACTTAGCCGGATTAGCTATGGGTGGATTATCTCTTGGTGAATCAGGACCATTAAGTGCAGCAATGTCTGCAATAGGCTTTGGCGGCGCAGGCGCAATTAAAATGCCAAGTATAGGATTGAACACTAACAACATCGCTGAAGTTAATGCACAGATTGGTTCATTGTTAGCAGATTCTAGAATTCCTAAGCCTAATTTTGGTGATGTTGACGAATCTGCGGCAGCATTGTTAGATGCAATGCTAGCGCAGAATGACCAAATTGACAGTGCATTTGAAGAAATTGAGGGTCTAACTGAGCAGGCAGAATCTGCAAGAGAAGAATATTTCACACTTGAAAATGCATTACCTGCGGGAGATCCTCAACTAGAATCTGCTAGAGCAAATTGGATTACATTAAGTCAAGACTTGCAGGGCAGACTTGAAGCGATTGATAGCGTAATAAACCAATCAGTATTCATAGCTATCGATGATAACGATCTCGCATAAATAATATCATGCCGCAATACATAGGATTCAGCACAGTAGGTGCAAATTTACCCAGAACAACTAACGCTCCTGTAGGAAATGACGGGGGTGTTGGTACCGTGCAACGATCGGTTAATACTGGTAGAAAATTCAGATTAGTTGACCAACCATTAGTGATTCAAGACTTTGTAAATGCATTGAATATCAGACAAGGACAAAAGGTAGGAAATCCAGGATACGGCACTACATTATGGAATTTTGTGTTTGAACCAAACACAGCCGATGTTCAATTCAAGTTAGAAAATGAATTAAGACGGGTCGCTAGTTTAGATCCTAGACTTCTAGTGAACACGGTAAAAGCATACCCTCAAGAGAATGGCATTCTATTAGAATTAGAAGTTGCTGTAGCTCCCTTCAACCAAGCAAATCTATTGAGTGTCTTTCTAAGTTCTTCAACAGGTTCTGCCGCAATCCAATAAACCCTAATAAAAGACGGTTTTTAGGTATGATAAATACTTAAAAGAGATAAACCTATGGCTACAAGTTCAAGACAATCAGCGTTATTTGGGGTGAATGATTGGCAAGCGATCTACCAAACATTCCGTGAAGCCGATTTTAGAAGTTATGATTATGAAACTTTGCGTAAAAGTTTCATCGATTACTTGCGTGTGTACTACCCTGAAACCTACAATGACTATATTGAGTCTAGTGAATTCATTGCGTTATTGGATGTTATTGCGTTTATGGGTCAAGGCTTAGCATTCAGAAACGACTTAAACACCCGCGAAAACTTCATTGACACTGCCGAACGTAGAGATAGTGTTATCAAGCTTGCTAATTTAGTAAGCTATACTCCTAAGCGTAACTTGGCCGCTCAGGGTTATTTGAAAGTTGTCAACATTCAGACAACACAAAACATTACTGACTTGAACGGTACTAACCTAAGTAATCTTCCAATTTTATGGAATGATCCTGCTAACCCAAGTTGGTTAGAACAGTTCAATACTATTATCAACGCTTCTTTAGTTGACACTCAGCGAGTCGGCCGTCCCGGTAACACCGCAGACCTATTAGGGGTAACCACTAGTGAATACACTATGAGAATTCCTAATACTTCATTACCGATTGTACCGTTCTCTTCGGTTGTTGATGGTATTGCTATGAATTTTGAACTTTGCAGTGTGACCAGTGTTGATGAAAACTACATGTATGAAATTCCACCGGCACCCAGCGGAAGATTCAACATGCTATATCGTAACGACAAATTAGGTTACGGTAGCCCAAATACAGGTTTCTTCTTCTATTTCAAGCAAGGTATCTTGCAGAATTACGACTTTACATTAGAGCAACAAATCGCTAACCAAGTAGTTAACATCGACATTGAAGGTATCAATAATGAAGATACATGGTTGTACCAGTTGAACACTAATAATGGAACTAGAGTTCTTTGGAACAAAGTTGAAAACATTTATGCTGATGCGTATCTACAAACTGAAACTAGTAACAGAACTATATTCTCAGTGAACTCACGATTCAACGACCAAGTTAGCTATGTGTTTGGTGACGGGGTATTCAGTCAGATTCCAGTGGGAACATATCGAGCATATGTTCGTGCAGGCAATGCATTGACATATACGATTGATCCAACTGAGATGCAAGGTATAACTGTTTCGATTAGTTATATAAACCGTACAGGTAAAACTGAAATATTGACACTAGGTTTAGAATTACAATTGCCAGTGTCAAACGCACAAGTAAGAGAACCATTAGCACAAATTAAGCAACGAGCCCCGACTAGATATTATACTCAAAATCGTATGGTTAACGGGGAAGACTATAACAACTTCCCATACACATTATACAGTTCTATTATCAAGAGTAAAGCGATCAATCGTTCAAGTATCGGTGTTAGTAAGAACTTAGACTTGCTAGATCCTACTGGCAAATATTCAAGCCTAAACAGTTTCGCAACTGACGGGGCATTGTGGCAAAATGATACTAATGGTTTTGAATCATTGACAATTAATACTGTTGGTAATATTATTACTTTCTTAACTGACACATTAAACAATGTATTGTCAAGTAACAGAGTAGTTCAATACTATACTCAAAATTTCACCCAATATTCAATTAACTCTGCGTCAGGCGATGGAACAGTTTATTGGAATGCTAGTACAGTTGATGGCAACTCATTGACAGGTTACTTTTTTAACATCACTGACGGCAGTGAGCTTCCAGTACCAATTGGTACTTACTCTACTAACAATGTAAAGTATATTACCGCAGGTGCATTAGTTAAGTTTGTTGCACCTAGCGGATTCTACTTTGACGCAAACAATCGTTTAGTGTCAGGTATACCCGGCCCTAGCAATCAAACATATATTTGGACAACAGTGTTGGCAGTAATAGGTGATGGCTACAATAACGGTCAAGGTAACTTTGCTAATGGTACAGGCCCTGTAACATTGAATGGCTATGTACCTGAAGGCGCAATTCTAACAACTGTTCTTCCTGCATTCGACAATTCATTGTCTAACGAAATCGTACAAGAGTGTATTATTCGTATGGAACTACAGCAAAACTTTAGTTTGGTTTTCAATAACTCATTAACTATTGCACAAGACCGTTGGAGCATCAAACAATATGATGATGTTAATTGGTTCGTAAACTTCCAATATGTAAATGGAAGATACATTGCTACATATCGCTCATTGCGTTACTATTTTGGTAGCGTAGAAGATACTCGTTTCAGCTTTGAGCGTAACAAGTTAGTGTATGACCCGCTAAGTGGAAAGATTCTTCAAGATTTTATTAATGTATTGGCAACTAACACACAACCAAACAGCAACTCACCGTTGTCTAAGCCTATTACTGTAAACATAGTTGGGCAAACGGTAGAGAGCGACGGCTACATCAATGACTTTGAAGTTGAAGTTGCAAGTAATGATATTAACAATCGTGGATTAATTGTCAATCCAGACTTCTTCCAAACAGTTACCGGATACACCACTGGTGGAGCAAACGCAGGTATCTATGTATTCTTTGAACTAGTTGAAGATGCTATTAATTTATCCAGATATCAAATAGTCCCTACATCAGATGTTGTTCAGTACCAAACAAAGACTCAAATTGAGGTAGCTAAATATGAGTATCCACTTGGACAATTGTTCTATGCATTTGGCGAAACTACCTTTTGGAAAACAGTACAGGACAATACGGTAAACACACCATTTTACATCTTAGAAGAACAGCCGCAATATTCTACTAAGCCGGGTCGCCAAGGATTACAGTTCCAGTATCGCCACAACAGCAACAACACAACTCGAATTGATCCTGCAACAACTAACATTATTGATTTGTATGTAGTCACTCAAAGTTACTATACTCAATATCAAAACTATATACAAGACACATCTAATACTGTACCCCTGCCACCTAAACCAACTATTAATCAGTTGAGTGAAGAATACGGTGAATTAAACAATTATAAGATGTTATCTGACAGCATGGTTCTAAACAGCGTAGTGTTTAAACCGTTATTTGGTCCTAAAGCATCTGCTAACTTAAGGGCTACAATCAAAGTGATTAAGGCATCGAGCACTAATGCTAGTGACAGCGAAATTCGCAGTGCAGTATTAACAGCAATGAACGCCTACTTTGAGATTAACAATTGGAACTTTGGTGATACATTCTACTTCAGTGAATTGAGTGCGTATCTGCACGATCAAGTTGGAGAATATATTAGTTCCGCGGTACTGGTACCCAATGACCCTACTATGAAATTCGGAGACTTATATGAAATAAAATGCGCCCCGTATGAAATTTTCGTCAATGCTGCTACAGCGAATGACGTATTGGTTATCGCTGCCCTCACACCAGCTGAATTACAAATTGCATAAGTAATATTATTATGGCATCAAGAATAAGAACACTAAATTTTTTACCGGAAATCTTCCAAACAAAAACTAACGCTCAGTTTTTAGCGGCGACACTAGATCAAGTAGTGGCGCAACCAGAAACGAAAAAGATCGAGGGTTATATAGGAACTAAGTTTGGTTACGGTATTAATGCTAAGGATTACTATGTAACTGAACCTACCAAGGTTCGCCGAGATTATCAATTAGATCCAGGCGTTGTCTTTACAAAAACAAACGAATCTGTTGCTAAAGACTTTATAAGTTATCCAGGTATTATTGATGCACTTAAACTTGAAGGTGGTGTGACGAACAATAATAATAGATTGTTCAACAGTGAATTTTATTCATGGGACTCCTTTACAAATTTAGATAAGATTATTAACTTTAATCAGTACTACTGGATTCCAGAAGGTCCTGAAAATGTCACGGTAACAAGTGAAACTGTTTTTTACAGTAATGATTACGCAGTATATGACTTACCTAATGGTTACAACATTGTTCCATTAACTTCTGCGGACAGCTTAGGTAGCACAAACCCCACACTAACTTTATTGCGAGGTGGTACATATTCATTCGCCGTAAATCAAGACTCTCAATTCTGGATTCAAGGTGAACCGGGCGTAACAGGATTTAGTCCAACTCAACCCAATTTGCAAACTCGTGAAATATTAGGGGTGAACAACAACGGCGCAACGCAAGGTATCGTCACCTTCACTGTTCCTCCTAAAGACGCACAAGACGAATATAATTTTCCAGGTAACAATACAGTAAGCCTAGTCTCAAATTTACCCTTTTCACAAATTAATGGTATTAGAGTAGCTGATTTGGTTAACGGTATAGATGGTATAACCTCGCTTGATGGCCTGCGTGTAATGTTCTATAATACTGGAATTCCAAACGAAGTAGGATATGTATCAAACTTCTTTGACTTTACTCCGTACGATGAGAACAATGATTTAACTGAATTAAAAACTATCAGTGTTACTAACACGAATGGATTTACTTATGCTATCACATGTAATAGCACTAGTGATCTAGTCGTAGGAAATGCAATCATTTTTAATGGTAATCCTTTTGGTGGATTAGCATCATACTCTGCTACCTTACCAAACACAATTTATTATGTAGAGTCTGTTATAAATTCTACTCAGTTCACTGTATCTACAACACCAAATGGTTCTGTTCTAGCATTATCCACTGCATCAGGCACAATGACCGGTGTTATCAATCAAGGTCAATACGAACAAGGTTACTACACAAATGTAAATGAATATTTCTACACTATTCAATTGTTAGGTGATCCTTCAGAACAAGTTATTCGTTTAGTACAATCATCTGAAATTCCAGTTAACGAAAAAATTACTGCTACTTTTGGCACTGAGTGGGGAGCTAGAAACTTTTATCGAAACACTTCTGGAATTATTTTATTAATCCCATACATTAGTGCTCCTCTAGATATACTGTACTACCAAGACGGAACCTCTTCTAATAAAGCAGGTATCATTCGTCTAATTGAAAGTAATACTACAAATACATTGAATGTAGAAACTGATATCTTGGGACAAGCTCAGTTTACTTCTACTAACGGAGTAGTGTTTACCAATGGCCTAAAAGTTGTTTTCCAAGGTGATGTTATACCTACCAGCTATCTTGCAGGTGAATACTATGTAGAAGGTGTAGGTACTGCAATTGAATTACTACCGGTAGAAAATTTCATAGCACCTGAAAGTTTTACTGCAAGCACATACGTGCCATGGGATGTTTTAGGTTGGGACTCTGCTGCATGGGAAGGTAATTCATACATCCCAGTGACACCTGATTACATTACTATTGCTCGTAATAGCATTGACAAAAATGCATGGTCACGTAGCAACCGCTGGTTCCACATAGATGTTATAAACGCAACTGCAACATATAATAATAATCCAAATCTTGCAACACTGTATGCAACATCGGAATATAAAGCAAAAAGACCTATTATAGAATTTTATCCTAACATAAAGATGTTTAACTCTGGATCTGAAGGTAAAAATCCGGTCGACTTTATTGACACTCGAACTACAGATGCATTTACTGAGGTAGCTGGCCAGCAGAATTATTACCCTGATGTAGAAGTTTATACTGCATCCACAGGTACTATCACAAGCACTGATTATATTGCGACCAGAGTATTAACTGCTGCATCTGCAAGCACTGATGTGTTTACTACCTCAACAGGCACTACTGGTTTTAGAGTTGATGATTTAATTGTATTTGATAACATCACACCTGGTTTAGGAATAGTTAACGGTGCTACTTACTTTGTAGCAGAGATCGTTTCTGGCAATGAGTTCAAAATATCTAGTACTAAAGGCGGTGATGTAATAGGGCCTAATTCTAATATTGGACCAGGCACTTACGGATTCGAATGGACTCCGCAAAGTACCATATTGACTATTGATTCAGTCGATGTGAATGGAACAATAACTGTTGGACAATATATAACTGATTCAACTAATCAGTTGCCAAGAAACACTCAAGTATTATCAATCAGTGGAACTACTACATTAACAATTACAGTGGGCTGGGATGAAGGTTCTTCTGGATACATACCTACAACTACTGATTCATCATTTGTTAGCACAGACACTACTAACGACAATTATGCATTGTTTGAAGGCGCTAGAATTATTTTCACACAAGACGCAGATTCGACTGTAAAGAATAAAATTTATGTATCTAGATTTTCTGTATTAAACGGATCTTCAATACCGGTGATTACATTAACAGAAGTCAATGATGGTATTGTTCACACTGATCAACAGACTGTTGCACTAAGAGGTTACTTCAATCAAGGAAAAGAATTTTGGTACAATGGTTTAGATTGGATTGAAGGTCAGCAAAAAACTACATTGAATCAGCCACCTCTATTTGATGTATTTGATGCCAATGGCATTAGCTTTGGTGACTCAGATGTATATGTTGGTACATCATTCATTGGTTGTAAATTATTTGCGTATGGTTTAGGCGCTGGTATAGATGATTCTATTTTAGGATTCCCTATCAAATACAGTGCGATAGACAATGTAGGTGATATTAGCTTTGATGTATCCTTAAATGCAGATACTTTTGACTATGTAAGCGGAACTGATCCTATCACACAAAAAGTTAACACCGGCTATGTGAACCAATACAATAATAGAATAGAGTATCAACGTCAACTGGGTTGGCAAACAGCAGTTGCGCCTAGTGTTCAGTATCAAATTTTTGAATTTAATTATGATCCATTGAGTCCTACTACTTCATACGTTTGTGATATCGCTAAGTCTAGTGCAGATAGCATCGCTTGGCCTACGATTGAAGTGTATGTAAATAACGTAATTACCAATCATGATGATTATACCGTAACGGTGGGTCCAGACACTACTACTGTAGTTTTAGCAACAAATCCATTAATAGAAACAGTTGTTCAAATCTTGTTGTTAAGTGACCAAATAAGTAAAACTGCATATTATTCAATTCCTATTAACTTAAACAACAACCCGTTGAACGCTGACATAACTGTCGCTAACATTGGTGACATTCGTGGTCAGTATCAGAGTATGTTCTTTAATAATCCTAATACTACGGGTGACGTATTTGGATCTAATAACTTCCGCGATCTTGGAAACTTAGTTCCATGGGGTGACAAGATAATTCAAAACAGTGCAAGCTTAATATTGCCAGGTGCATTCTTACGCAAACAAGAACACAACTTGTTCAATGCGTTAATGTTTAATGACAGAGAATATGTAAAATTCAAAAACTTACTGGCATACACTATTCAAAATAGTGACTATGAGCAAAGATATGATCCTGCTACCATGTTAGATGATGCATTGGATCAGATGACTGCATCAAAAACTGATAGTCAGCCGTTCTTTTGGTCTGATATGCTGCCTAGTAAGGCAGCATACATATCCAACACCTATTCATTTGCAAATAGTTTAGATGTAAGTATCTATCCGTTGTCTAGAGTGTATGATTATGCTACTGCTAATTATTACGGAGTGTTAGTTTATTTGACTCGCACTGAGTTAGGTCTAACATCAACTCAACAATTGATTAAAGACCAAGACTATACTATCAGTACATCATCACCATCGTTGACTGTTAGTTTAGACTTGCAGCCAGGTGACAGTATAACTGTTAAAGAGTACAACCAAACATATGGTTCATATGTACCTAATACTCCAACTAAGTTGGGATTGTATCCGTCTTACATTCCTGAAGTAATACTAGATAGTAATTACAATACTCCTACATATTTTATTAGAGGGCATGACGGGTCATACACTAAATTATACGGTGATTATAATACTACTACTGGACTGCTATCTGATTTTAGAGATCAAGTATCTTTGGAATTTGAATTGCGTGTCTACAATAACTTAAAATTAAGCAATATAATTCCTATTAAAGAGTATGAGGTTGTTCCTGGCTTCTTCCGTGACACAGATTACACCTACGCAGAATGGTTAGAAATTTATAGTAACAACTTCTTGAATTGGGTTGGTCAAAATCGGTTGAACTACAAGACTCAATTCTACAATGCTGGAAACAACTTTACATGGAATTACTTCCAAAGTGGTAATGCGATAGATAAAGGTGTGATTAGTCAAGGATATTGGAGAGGTATATATCAATATTTCTACGACACTACTACACCAAACACTACGCCATGGGAGATGTTAGGCTTTACTGAAATGCCTACATGGTGGACAAATAGATATGGTCCAGCACCCTACACTAGTGATAACTTGGTTCTATGGACTGATTTAGCAGAAGGAATTGATTGGAACAACGGAGATCCAGTTGTAATTCCACAAGCAGTGCGACCTGGACTATTAGAAATAATCCCAGTTAACAGTGCAGGTAATTTACTACCTCCGATTGATTCTGTTGTAGGTAGTTACAATCAAAAATTATTCCAACGTGATTGGAAAGTTGGTGATGGCGCGCCAGTTGAATTTAGTTACAGACGCAGTAGTTCATATCCATTCGATTTGATGAGAATATTAGCACTGACAAAGCCTGCAGAATTCTTTAATTTGGGAGTTAATGTAGACAACTACAAATACAACGAAGAATTTAATCAGTACCTAGTAAATAATCGCAGTCATTTGAGAATGAGTGATATTGATGTGTATGGCACAGGAACTCCGGTTACTAGTTACATTAACTGGGTGGTTGACTACGAGAAACAGATAGGAATTCCAGCGACAGCAAACATAACCGAAATGATAAACAACACTGATGTTCGTCTAGTGTATCGACTAGCTGGATTCAGTGATAAGACCTTACTAAAATTCTATGTTGAAAAAGGCACACCAAATAGTATTAACGCTAGTTTGTTGATTCCTGACGAAAGCTACTCTGTGTTGCTTTATGATAACCAACCATTCAATAGAATAATTTATTCAGGTGTCATAATACAAAAAGCATCTACGGGTGGATACACTGTATACGGAAACTCACAAACATTTGCATACTTCAAAACATTGAAACCAAAATTTGGTGGCAAGTACGATACTATAGAAATAGAAGATTTATCGGTGCGAGTTACACCTGACCACTACGCAACAGAACAGATTATACCTTATAACACTACGTACTACACTGTACAAGAAGTGGCACAGTTCTTAGCAGACTATGGTGCATACTTGACTAGTTTGGGTATGAAGTTTGATGACATGGAAAATGAAATAGAAATCAACTGGGGTCAGATGATTGCTGAATTCATGTACTGGTCGCAGACAGGATGGGCATCTGGTAGCATTGTTACTCTGAACCCTTCAGCTAAGAAACTAACTATCGACAAAGATAGTAACATTGTTCAACCATTGACATTGCAACAATCAAACTTCATATTGAATCAGAATCTATATCCTATTCAATTGAATGACATGTCTGTGGTTCGTGAAGGCACAAACTTCAGTGTGGTAGCATTGAATGCAGGTGATGTATTATCATACGGTCAGTTCAACCTAAGTAATTTTGAACACGGTATCGTATTTGATAATATTACATTGTTTGGGGATATCATTTACAACTTGACCACTGGCTTGCGTCAAAATCGTATCGCATTGCGTGGTACTAAGAGTGCAGATTGGAATGGTACAGTCAACGCAAGCGGCTTCATTTACAATCAAGATAACATCAAAGAATGGAGTCGCACAACCAAATACACTAAGGGCGAAATTGTCAAATATAAAAACAAATATTGGGTAGCCACTAAAGTAATTCAGGCCAGTGAACTTTTCAAAGAAGAAGATTGGAAGCGCACTGATTATGATAGTATCCAAAAGGGATTGTTACCTAACTCAAGCACACGTAGTTATGAAAGTTCGTTGTACTATGATGTCGATCAAGCTAACTTAGAAAAAGATGCTGACTTATTAAGCTTCAGTTTAATTGGATACCGCCCCCGTGATTACATGGCTCTAGCAGACTTAACTGATATTACTCAGGTCAATGTTTACAAGAACATGATTAAAAACAAAGGCACGTTAAACGCAGCCAGTGCATTTAAAGGTGCTAACTTACCTCAAGGTGGAATTGATTACGAAATTTTTGAAAATTGGGCTATTAAGGCAGGTGAGTTTGGTGGCGTATTAAACAACAACTTCATAGAATTCAGAGTCAATGAAAAATCAATGACCGGTAATCCTGCAGTAGTTGGATTGACTCAAGGAATATACAACCAAGGTGTACAACAAGAAGTTCCGTTATACTCATTGTTTAATTATGGCAGAGCAGTATCCAATGTAAATGTTCTTCCTACAACCAGTGCAGAAAACATCAGTCCTGTGTTCCCTAATGCAGGATATGTTAATTACAACGATGTTAAAATGTCTGCCTTCTTCTATTCTCAATTGGGAGTAGCAGTAGACAAGAGTGGGTCTATCGTTCCTATACAAGAATTCTTTGTGCGTGACTATGTATGGTTAGCTAACTACTTAGAACAGTGGCAAGTCTATACTCCTGTATCTATGGGTCAAGTGATTAGTGCAAGAAACAACTTGAATGAAACAGTCACAATCACATTCAACAAACCACATAACTTAAAACAATATCAACCATTTGCTATTGTAAATTTTGACCCAGTGATCGACGGCTACTATCTAGCAACTATTGTTATCGATCAAAATAGAGTATTGGTAAATAAAGTATTAGACACTAGCATTAAGACCATTACCGGACAAGGTGTTGCTATGAAGTTTACTTCTCAGCGTGTTGCAACTCCATCTGAGATTGCAGATTTACCTTTAACAGAAGCAGAATTCAGAAAGAATACTGTATGGGTAGACACTGATGCATCTGGCTCATGGGGCGTGTATAGAAAAAATATCAACTACACATTAGAAAATCAAGTAACGAAGGCGTCTTCTCAATCTTTGGGAAGTGCAGTTGCTATTAGCAGTCAATTGGGTTACATGATTAGTGATGCTGATGTTGGTCAAGTATATCGTTACACCTTCAACGAATTGAATAATGTATATGAACTTGTTCAAACAATAACTGGCAATGTAACATTTGGTAGTACCATCAGTTATGCAGGTGATTTGTATGCAATTGCAGAAACAACAGGAGTTTCTAGAAGCGTAAAGCTATATCAGTTACAGTCTACTACAACCAGTGATGATCTAGTTTTGGTTCAGACTATACCTTACGCAGCCGGTGCAACAACTTGGGGTACTGCTATTGCAATATCAAAAGACCAAGATTGGATCTATATTTCTGATATTGATAACGACACAGTACATGCTTACCAACGTTCCAATATATTAACTACTGCTGGAAACTTTGAGACCAGCCAAACATATGTAATTAATTCAATTGGCACCACTGACTTTACTACATTAGGTGCAACCTCTAATGATGTTGGTACCGTTTTTATTGCGTCAGGATTAGGTACTGGTACAGGTATTGCAACCAAGATAACATATACTGCCTCTGCTACAATTGACGGTGATGCATTAGGATTGACTAATCCAGGCGACAGATTTGGATATTCTATTGCTACAGAATATAACAGCAATAAAATAATTATAGGTACTCCTTATAAAGATGAGGGCACGATTGATAAGTGGGGCCATACTTATGTGTTCCAACGACTATGCCAAAACATAGAAATTCAATACAACACCACAGCACCAAGCACACAGACATTACAATTAGCGTGGACTCCGGCAGCAACTCAATATATCGTAACTGATACTAATAGTGTCGGGAACGTTATTACTTTGGCAGTTGGACTGAATGTAAGCACAGACTTGGATAAACCTATCATGTTTATTGGAGCAGGCTTTGCTGGCACGGACATAACAACATCAACGGTTTACTATGTTTCTACTATTTCAGGCTCTAACATAACTATCAAGGAAACAAGAGAAAGTACAACCGATGTTGCTTTGTCAACTGTTGCTGGAATGACAAATGCTAGTGCATACTTACAGAATGACACTCTATTTGTTTCTCGAAACGGCACATTAGTTCAAGACAATAATTATGCTGTTATTGGCGACACTCTAATATATACTGATTCATTGAATGCAGGTGATATAATAAATGTTAATGGAAACGAGATAACTCTATTCCAAGATATTTCTCCTGACGAGATACCGCAGACTGGCGCACAATTTGGTATTAGTGTAACGACCAACACCACTGCCAGTGAAATATTAATTGGTGCACCATTCCAATTGAGTACGCAGACTACTGAGGGCGTAGTGTATCGCTACACTGATCCAGGTGCGGCGTACGGTATGTACGTAGGCGTAAACGATTGTAATGTTACTACTACTAGAAAGATTCTAATAAACGGATTCTTGACATTCATCCCTGCAGGCAATGCTGAGGTAGTGGCTAATGCTATCAATTCATCTAATATAACCAATGTAGCTGCAACATCTATTGATGGTAAATTAGTAATCTTCTTGATCGATAATAATTTAGCCCCTGTTAATCAAAAATTATGCTTAGGTATAACTGATACAGCTACATTGGGTGAATTGGGTATTGTTGTCTTTGACATGACTCAAGAAATTACTTGTCCACGTGATGGCGGCCCAACACAATTTGGTACAGTAGTCAAGTTCAATGAATACGGTAGTTTTGTAGTTAGTGCTCCAGTTGGCACTAGATATTCTGCAACTACTTTTGACTTTATCGATGATGAAAATCAAGACAACGATACACTGTTTGACAACAACACTACATCTTGGATAGACGAGTCACCAAACTTTGGTGCAGTCTACATGTTTGATTACATTACTCAGTATAATGAAAGCTTGTTGAATCCAGGTAAGTTTGTTTACGCACAAAGCGTTAACTCACCAAACTTAGTATACACGCCGTTCAACTCATACGATCAGGCTACTGATGTTACTACTAGCAATCAACCACGTTACGGTACTGCATTAGACTTCAACAACTACGGGGTAATTGTTGGTACACCAGGTGATGTAGGTGATACTACCGGTAGCGAGTACGCTGGTTCAGCAACCGTTTATAATAACAGCACCGGTGTAAAAGACTGGGCGCTATACAGATATTCTGCTCCAGTCGTAGACATTAATAAAATATTCAATGTCCAACTATTCAGTGCCGAGACAAATGAAACATTAATCAACATGGATTATATTGATCCGTTGCAGGGTAAAATTTTAGGCGCAGCAAGAGAGAACATTGACATTGTTTCTAATGTTGATCCTGCGTACTACAACAACGGAGAGTCAGTTACCGGTGGTCTAGTTTGGGGCGCTGACCATGTTGGTTTAGTTTGGCTGAACACAAAAAATATGCGTTATGTAAATTATCATCAAAATGATGATGTGGCATATAACAGTCAATATTGGGGTACATTGTTCCCTGGTAGCGATGTTGCAGTTTACAGTTGGGTAGCAAGCACTGTATTGCCAGGTGAGTACAGAGGACCAGGCACACCGTTGAATGTTAATTCGTATTCTATTCAGTATGTGATAAACGCATCCGGTGCATTGTCACCTGTATATTACTTCTGGGCCAGAAACACTAATACTATATTCACTGATAACGACAAGACTCTAGCAGATTCTATAATTGCGTCTTACGTAGAAAATCCAAAGGCATCTGGTATCAGTTACTTCAGTCCAATATTACCAAGCGTATATGGATTGTACAACTCAGGTGATTACATCAATGCAAATGACAGTGTATTGCACATTGGCTTTGCAACTGGCACCAATGATGACGTATCGCACGAACAATTCAATTTGATTCGTTCAGGATTCCCTAGTGATTTCTTACCGGGTGTACCATCTACAACTAACAGCATCCCCGACAGCTTGTACGACCGCTTACTAGATAGCTTGTGTGGTGTAGATGAAACCGGAGCAGTTGTTCCTAACCCATACTTACCTAAAGCAGTTCAAACAGGTATATTAGCAAGACCTCGTCAAAGCTTCTTCTTAGACAGATTCACCGCGTTAAAGAATTATCTACAGTATGCAAATAGTGTAATATATCAATTCCCAATTACAGAAGTTAGACAGTCATCTTTCTTGACATCTACTGGAGAATTCTATGACACCGCTGATTATTGGGAATTCGTTAACTGGTGGGCAACAGGGTATGATGACAACACCAAATCAGCATTACAGGTTCCTATCTATGCAGATTTGTCTACACTATCAGTTGCAGTTGGTACTATTGTAACGGTTTCTACTAACATCAGCGGCCAAGCAGAAACATACATATATGAATCTAACGGTATCTGGAGACGTATTGGTTTAGAAAACGGTACTATTAGATTTAAGTCCTCATTGTGGGATTATGAATCTGTTCGTTTGGGCTACGGTGATAACTTCTTTGACACTGATACCTATGATGTGTATCCAAGCGAAGAAACACGCAAGATTGTTCGTGCATTGAACGAACAGATTTATACTGATGACCTTCTAGTATATAGAAACCGCAGTTTGATTCTACTATTCGAATACATTCAAAGTGAGACAACAGAAAGTCAAAATTACTTGCCATGGTTAAACAAAACATCATTCATTGATGTTGCACATACCATTCGTGAATTGCGACCAATTGAAGTATTCCAATCAGACAATCAAGACTTCTTAGCTGGTTACATGAACGAAATTAAACCATACCATGTGGTTATAAAAGAGTTCTTGTTTAAGTATACCGGTGAAGAATTTTATGCAGGAAACATTACTGACTTTGACTTACCTGCAAAATATGACAGATCACAAAATCAGTTTATAACACCTCAATTAGTTTATGCTAATTCTAACGGAGTAAATCAGTTTACTCCTGATAATCCTATCTGGGAAGAACAAGAATACTCACAGTGGTTTGAAAATCATGGCTTGGCATTAACCGGCGAACCGGCCGCACAGATGACTACGTTAGCATCATATATTTCTTTGAATACTAAATCATTTGTGGTAGATAATGCTCAGGGCTTTCCAATCAACGGTGTAATAACAATCGGAACCGAACAAATTGGCTACTCATCAGTAGATCGAGCATTGAATGTTCTTACTGGGTTGACTCGAGGCGTCAACGGAACTACTGTTTCTGAACACATTCCTGGTGCTAATATCTCTATGAACTTGCCGGCTGTCTTGTTATTAGACGGTGGTAGGGGATATACTGAACCTCCTAAGGTTACAGCATACATAGATCCAATATTATACCCAGCGCCTACAAGACCTGCAGTCTTAACCGCAGTTATGAACTTAGATAGTGCACTACGAGTAGATGTAGTCGATCCAGGCCAAGGATATGCAGTGTTGCCAAAGATAATTATTGATGCTGCAATTGTTGTTCCATTCTCAAGCGCAGACGTAAACACATTCTCTAACACAGTGCAAGTCTATGCTCCTCTATTACAAACAGGTGATTTAATTCAGTACAAAGTAGGTGCTGACAGTACTGCAATTGGTGGATTAGAAAACAATCAATGGTATTATATCAACGTACTAGAAACAGTACCTTCGGTAGTAGTAGGATTTTATGACAATTACGCAGATTGTATTAATGACCATGACAGACTTCCACTATTCAATGCTGGCACAGGTTCAAGCCATACTATTAATTTAGGTGCAAGAGCAAGCGCAATTACTAGTGCATTGCCAATAAGAGAAAACGACATAGTACTACGCTTTGATAGAACAACATACAACTCACAAGTTATTGAGTGGTTGTCAGGTAGGTATTATGGCGCATTCTATGCTGGTACATATTCTAACAGCGAATCGGTTGCTAGTTCATCAATAACATTGCAAAGTACACAGCCACCAATAGCAGATATTTTAGCAAGTGCTCAAGGCGTGGCGTTTGAAATAATTGATTTAAGAAATGATCGAGTATTAACATATAGCTCATTCATTCGTTATGTACACAGCACATATGCTTCAAACGATGTAGTTAGATTGGCGTTACAAGATGACGGTTCTGGTAATCCAAACGCATCAGGTGGTACTAATGGTTTCTACATTGGTATGCCTATCAAGTTTACAGGTGATATTGGTAATAGTGGGTTAGTAAATGAACAAGTTTACTATGTAAACAGCATCGTAAACCAAACTGATTTCACATTATCAAATGATCCTACCGGTACCCCAATGCTATCGTTGTCTAACTGGACAGTAGGCCCAGCCGGCCTAGAGTGTTTTGTTGGCGAGGTAATTGACACTGCTGTTATCACAGTAAACTATCCAGGTATACTTAACGTAACTGCAACCCAAGCAGTCACTAACAAGTTAACTGTTCCGTTAAATGTCACTGGTACAGGCGGCACAGCTGGATTCTATATCAACTTACCTATATTCTTTACTGGTACTGATTCCAATCTTGCTCAAAACGGAGTGTTTGGTGGAATAGTAGAAAATGAAGTTTATTATGTAACAACAGTGGTTGACGATCAAACATTTACTATGTCTGAGACACAAAATCCACAGACATTTAATGTTACTGCTACAGTAGCTTCCACTGATACAATCGTGATTGATGGCGACACTACTAGGTTGTCAGTCAACGAGCAGATAATTTTTAATACAATGGTAATTGCAGGTACCAAAACTTCTACTTTTGGTAACTTAGTGTCCGGAACAACATACTATGTTGCCTCTATTGTGAGCCCAAGTACATTCCAAGTATCTACTACTATCAACGGGCCAGCAGTGGCACTATCTGATGTTTCTGTTGCAAGTAATACTTCGGCGTTGTTGACCAGTCAGAAAGACACTGTTGCATTAATTACAGCTACTGGAAGTGATATGGTAGTCAACGTTAGTCTGCCAGTAAGTCCAGGTCAAGTCAATGGTCAATTATTTACCCTATACGAAACATCCGAACAGTATCCAAATGAATTTGGAACCAATGGTAACTTGATTACTAGAGGTGTTGCAGCCTTAATCGGTGAGCGTACTTCAGGAATTGACGGATTACCAGTTGATGTTAATGCAATTGTGATGACTAATTTTAACCCCGGCGATACTGTTGCATTGCAATTGACTAACATTTATGTCAATATGCCCATAGAAATCTCGGAAGATTTATTCTTTACAAATATACTTGTTCCGGGAACAACATACTATGTCGTAGACAAAGGTACTATTGAAATTGAAGTGACAAATACATCATCTTCAACTAACGAATTGACTTGTGATACTACTGAGATGTTATTTGCTGATATGCCAATTCTATTCTCTGGATCAGGCATTGGTGGTGCAGAAATTGATGTTGAATATTGGATTAAAGAAATCGTAAGTGACACTAGATTCACAATCACTAATACGCCCGGTGGTTTAGAACTAACATTATCTACTGCTAGCGGATTGATGACCGGTACTGGATTACCGTATATCAAAGTCGCAGGGAACCTCGGCGACCCTGCTGAGTATCCAGGTGATTCCCAACAAAGTGCATCAATCACAGCCGCAAACCCTGCGGTTATCACAGTCGCTAATGCTCCTGAAAATGGAACTACAGTAATCTTTAGAAACGGTACTGTACCTTCAGGCATGTCTTTGGGAACTACATATTATGTCCGTAATGCTAATAGCACTACGTTTAATGTTTCGTTAACCGCTAGCGGTGCGTTAATAAACACTTCTTCTGGTTCACTATCAACTTCTACAATGGTTATCACCACTGAAACAACAGTAGATCAAACTCCATTAACAGTTCCTCAATTTGATGTTAGCTACATTTTAGGTGGTTATAGAGCATTGATTAGTAGTACAGGTACTGGATATGCAGTAGACAATACTATCGTAATTTCTGGAGCTGACATAGGTGGAACTACTCCGCTAAATGATTTGACATTAACTGTAAACGCAATAGACAGTGACGGTGAAATTACAAGCGTAATCTGTAACGGAACAACAGCCGGAGCATCATCTCAATACTATTTGAAAGTTATATCACCTACTGAATTTGAATTGTATCAGAATGCATTAATGACAGTACCGGTAAGCGGCCTAGCTTTACCTTATGTGGGGATCACCGAGACAACTGTTATTTCTTTGGACTCCGGTACTGATGAATTAACATTAACAGATGCTTCGGGATTCGAGCTAAATGATGCAGTGGTATTCACGGGCAATTTGACACCTACAGTAGGTGTCATTACAGAAGGTCAGACTTATTATATTACTAGCATTATCGGAAATGATATAACAGTATCGGCTGAGCCCGGCGGCGCTGATATAAACATCACCACTTCTATTGCATCAAACTTTACGATTGCAAAATCAGGATCCTTTGCATTATTACCGGAACCATTCATATTCAATCAGAGCATTGTAAAATATAACGGCCGTGTATATGTTTGTGTGATATCCAACAACGATAAAGAATTTGTATTTGGTAAATGGGAATTATTAACGAGTGGTGATAGAAGACTGAACGCAATGGATCGTGTATTTGGTTACTATCAACCAACTGATAACATGCCAGGTAAAGACTTATCTCAGTTGTTTGAAGGAGTGATATATCCAAATAGTACGTACTTGGGTAATGCATTTGCTCCAGATGACCAGTATCCAATAGACACTGTGCTACAAGATCAGGCATTCTATCCAACTGCGGTAGATATTCACGCTATAGTATGGGACGGCATTCATTATTTGGCTGCTGCCGACACCCCAGATTATTCTAGTGTATTGTCAAGTTTGACAGGAGAAGAATGGGAAATTCGAAAACTAGCAAATACTCCAATAAACACCACTGACATGATTTATGCAGGTGGGTATTATATAATGACATCTAATAACCCAGCTACTCCGATATTTAGAAGTGAAGATGGCGTAACTTGGACTACTAATGGATACTTTACCCCATATGGATCTGTCCCTTACGATACTACCACATACGATTTTACTGCGTTGAGTATTTCTGCATTGAATTTGAACTCAGTTGGATATAGAAATAATTTATGGGTAGCAGTTGGGGATGGAATAGTTTCTAGTGATGATACCTACATTTGGAGACAACGTTATACATTTAGTAACCCTCTATTGACCAATGTTTTATACGGTGTCAATGGTATAGATGTAACCTCATTTACTGGTTTTGTAGCAGTAGGTAAGGGACAGCAACTTGATTACTCCACTGGCGTTGGTATAACAATAGATGTTAATATAATTGTAACGAGTACCGACGGTATAACTTGGAATCAAATACCAGCAGTAAGTTCTAAAGGTTTTTACGGTGTAACACATAATGGCACAAGCATTGTGACAGTAGGTGAAGATGGTGTAATTTACATATCAAATAACGGTGCAAATTGGTTAGGTGTAAACGAAGTTACTGTTATTAGTGCCAACGATGTATCCAATGAGTTGAATGTCACTAGCACTGCTGGATTTATAGTCGGTGCTGCGGTAGAATTCTCATCTTCTTTTAATGCATTTACTGCAGGAACAACATACTATGTCGTAACGATTGTTTCTAGCACACAGTTACAATTAAGTACAACGCCAAGTGGTTCACCTGTTACCTTGACTGCAGGCGCACCTAGCACAACTACATACATGTATGCTCCAAGAACAACATCACTAGTAGATGTTAAGTATGCCAACGGTGCATATGTAGCAGTAGGTGACCATGGCCTAATTAAGGTGTCTACAAACGGGTATGCATGGGCCCCGCACACTTCAGGAACTATTGAGAATCTAAATGGAGTAGAATTTAATGCGGATACTTCCGAATGGATAGTAGTTGGCGACAATAATACTATCTTGATTAGTACTGACAACGGTATTAATTGGACTAGTTCATCAGTGTTTGCACCACAGGCTACATTCTATGATGTACAGGGCGCAGAGTTCACATACGGTTATGGACCAGAAGAACTAGTGCCCGGTGTTGTCACTGACAACATCACAATGACTGTTGCAACTAGACCAGGCACAAACTGGGATGAGACTATCTATGCTCATGTAGGATACAATGTTGTTAGTGTCGAGTACACACCTGAATCAGGCACACAAACAACATATAATTTTGACATTGGCAATTTGTATGATATTCAAACCCCTGCGCAAATTGCAGTGTATATCATCAACGGAACAACCGGTCTAAGTACTGCTGTCTATCAAACACTAGACTACACTATTAACTGGATTAACTACACTATCACACTAAACACCCCGTTGACTTTTTCTCCGGTTGCTGACAAGTTACGCATTGATGTGTATGAAGTTGGTAACGGAAATCAATTAGTCAAAGCTAGCACAAAGACTGATCCTATTAGAACTAATACTTCAACTGGATGGAATGAAATATATGTGAACTGTAATTATTCAGGACAAATATATGATGGATCGGGTATAATAAGACCTGATACAAATCCAGTGGATGCAGAGGCTACTGAAACTGACTCAACTAACAATTCAATATTGTGTGCGAATGTAGAAGATTTTGTTTTAAACATGCCTATAACATTCCAAGGTAATGTGTTTGGTGGCATTCAAGAAGACACCGTATACTATGTTAAAACCATTAGTTCCGTAACCAGTAGAATCACTGTTTCTACTACTATAAATGCAGGAACTGGCACTGCAGGTCCTACACTAGCATTAACTGATGACACTGGTTTTATGAACGTTATCATTAAAGTTGGGTATGGTGAAGTATGGACTGCTCCAATCATTTACCATAACGGTAATAAACTATTGATTGGTACTACTAGCACGGTTACTAGAACAAAAGCTAGCAACAATGCAGTGACAACCAACACGACTGGGGGTATGGTCGTGGGTGAACGTATTGTGTTCGGTGACACCATGTTTGGTGGCATATTGTTACCTCAAACAACATACTACGTTCAATCAATCATTGATACTAATGAGTTTACTGTAGCAGCTACATCCGGCGGCCCTGTAATAACATTGACTAATGCTACAGGTGGCGCAGAATTCATTACTAATGACTATGCATTTGGAATTGCAGATAACGGTATAAGTGCATCTATCATATTTGCATCTAATAGTTATGACAATGCAACTGATTACATCAGCTACACATTATTTGGTGAAACTACTCCTCAGCAATATGGATACACTATACCTGAAGTTCAAGTTATAGAAGCAGATGGTAGTTCAACGTATGAATTAGACAATTATGTAGGTGATGACAATCCTAATAATGCTATCGTAGAAGTTAACGGTCTACGTTTGATTAATACCACTGATTATACTATTGATGACAACACCAATGAAATTACATTCACATCTGCACCTACGTCAGGTGATACAATAGCAGTGACAACCTTTAACAATACTGAACGACAGTACCTAAATACTCAATACGGCATAACCGGAGTAACTGTTGCTAACATAATTGATATAAACAACTCGATAGTTCCGTTTTCAGCTATTACTAATTGTTCAGCTTCAAACGGCACGACAGAAGTAATTACTTGTGTCTCAACTACTGGGTTTGTTGTAGGACAAACCATTCAGTTCAAGGGAGCAACTACTTTTGGTGGAATTGCAATTGATGGCACAGTATATTACGTTCGTGCTGTTCTTTCTCCAACTACGTTCACTATTCAAAATGAAAGTGGAACGATAATTAACTTAACTACTGGTAGTGGATTAGTTGTAGCATATGTTGGTGGACAACAAGCAGTTCGAGTTACTACTGGTACTGCGCATAATCTAGCATCCGGCGATCTAGTAAGAATTGATGGAACAGTAGGTTCTGTTCAATTGAACAACAATACTTACTATGTGCATGTAATTAACTCTATACAAGTTGACTTGTACTTAGATCAACCATATAGTTCAGGACTAACTGCGGTTAACTATCCAGTAACAGCAATATCATCCTATGTAAGCGGTGGCTATATTTGGGAAAATAATTCTTATGTGATTGAAACATTAGAAGTTACTGCTACTACGAATGATCCAATTCTAGGTAATTATCTAACAGTATCAAGCACTGTTCCGTTAATTATCGGTACCCCGGTAGTCTTTACTGGAACAGTTTTTGGTGGGGTAGCAGTAGATACTACATATTACATCAAAGAAATTGTAAGTGCTACTGAGTTCTCTATTACTGCAACTAGAAACGGAAGTGACGTAATATTATCTACTGATACTGGATCTATGTTTGTAACTCAATGGGAGCAGGATAATGTTGATAGACTGTGGGTAACGGTAAATGGCTATCGTGTTCCATCTTCGGAACTAAAATTGAATGCCAACAATGAAATTAGCATATTAACAGTTATCAGTGCATTGGATGAAGTTACTATTACAAGTATGATGCCAAGTGCAACCCCAAATGAAGAAGTATTCTTAATCAATGTTAACCAATCTGGAGCAGGTGTTGCATATCGTGCAAATACTCAAACTAGAACTTGGTTAACTGAACCATTGAGCAATACTGATACTGTCATGTATGTAGATGATGTTACTAGATTAACTGACGTGGTTACCCAATCAGAAACTGTTCCTGCAGCAGTCGACGGATATTTCTATATAGGTTTAGATGTGGATAAGAGACTTATATCCAACGTAACTGTCTATAATGCTACTACAGGGCAGACTATTGCTAGTAGCAACTATGAGGTTATAATTGTTAACTTGTCCCCTGTCTTAAAAATAACTTCTGGTGCGTATATTACTGTTGGAAATCAGTTGACAATAACAGTATTAGAAGGAAATTTATTGTATATCAACGGTGAACAAATTAAGTTCAGTTCTGTTGATTTAGCAAACAATACTATTTCTGGTCTACAACGGGGCACTAACGGTACGGGCGGCCAGTTCTTTATACCTCAATACAGTGAAGTATATGGATTATTGTCTAACAACCAAATGTCAATAGTAGACTATCAGGAAACATGGAATTCTGATGTGTACAACACTGTCGACGGAGATCCGTTACAAATATCAGTAACGGAATCGGCAACATTCTTGCGAGGTGATGTGAACTGAATGATAAATAAATTATGAGCGAAAAACATACGCCAATCCAGAAAAAAGTAGAGAAAAAGCCCGAAACCAAGCCTAATGAGCACGGGGGCTTTTACTTTTCCTCAAGCGTGAAAATTTTCGACCCAAACACAAAAGAAGTTTTAGTACAAAAAAGAGGCGATAACTAATGTCAGGAATACAAATAACATATCAGATTGAAGGTTTTCTTAAAATCCATGACCCCAATACCGGGGAAGTTTTAGTGGATAAGAAGAACGCTATCAACTATGAAAATATGTCAGAAGCTATTGCTGACACATTAAGCAGTCGTGGATACGGAGAAATCTACGAAATGGCATTTGGTAACGGTGGCGCAAGCGTAGACGAAACCGGAGTTATCACATACTTGCCTCCAAACACTACTGGTCAAAATGCATCATTGTATAACCAGACATATACTAAGATTGTTGATGATACTAGCGTTTTTAACTTAGATCCTACACGAAATAAGATGACTGTTTCACATACTACCGGTAAGGTCTATACTGACATTTTAGTACAATGTTTGTTAGATTACGGTGAACCTGCAGGGCAAAACGCATTTGACAATAGTACCCAAACAGACGGAGAGTATGTTTTTGATGAACTTGGGTTGCTAGCTAATTATGGCACAGATAACGACGGGAATGTTATAACTAGACTTTTAACTCATGTTATTTTTCACCCCGTACAAAAGTCTTTGAATAGACAAATTCAGATAGATTACACAGTTAGGATTCAGGCTCTGACTAACTTAGTAACTATTTAAGATAAATAAGAAGAATATCGGAGTGATTTGAAATGGCATATACAATTGTTAAAAGTGATGGAACAGTTTTAACGACCGTACCCGATGGTACGATTAATACCACCAGCACATCTATCGGGCTACCTGGTAGAAACTACGCCGGCTACGGCCAGACATTAGATACCAACTTTGTCCATCAACTAGAAAACTTTGCCGACACAACCCCTCCGGCGAATCCTATACGTGGTCAGCTTTGGTACAACACTAACAACAGCACACTTTATGTCTGTCCTACAGACGGTGAAGCAAACGCATTAGCTTGGTTAGCACTAACATCTACAAGCTCGGGAGGTACCACTACTTTTGGTGCAGTTACAGTAACTGGAAACGTTCAGGCTAATAATTTGGCTGCAACAAATAACATAACTAGTAACGCAGCCTCATTAAATTACATAACTGTATCTGCCAATGCAAATATTGCAGATGCTAACATAACTAGTGCTACGATAGGAACACTCACTACAACGACCGTAACAGCTGGTGCAAATACTACTGCAGGTAGTTTGACTGGTACATGGACAGTGAACGGCGGTCTGTCTGGTAACGCAATTATATTGACAAATGGTAATTTGTTTATAGGAAATTCAGCAGGTGCAAACTTATACGGTATCCGTACTGACAAGTACATGTATGCAAACGGTGATCCTATCTCTTTTGCTGGTACATATAGTAACAGTAACGTAGCTAGTTATCTACCTACGTACAACGGTAACGTTTTAACCGTTCAAACGCAAACTACAGTGTTAACTACTGGTGCAAACACTACTGCAGGAACAATGACAGGTAACTGGACGTTAAGTGCTGGTTCAAGACTAAACGCTACATACGCTGACTTGGCCGAAAGATTTGCTGCGGATGACATATATGATGCTGGTACAGTAGTTGAATTAGGCGGCACGGAAGAAATTACTGCGGTTCAGTACGAATTAAGTGAAGATGTATTTGGAGTCATTTCTGATACAGCTGGTTATTTAATGAACGCTGGTGCAGGTAACGATCAAACTCACCCACCGGTCGCTATGAGCGGACGTGTTAAGGTAAAGGTCACTGGTGTAGTTAATAAACATCAACGATTGGTAAGTGCAGGTAATGGTATTGCAAGAGCTGCCGAAGAAGGCGAAGCAAATGCATTTAACACAATCGGAAGAGCACTAGAACACAAGACTACAACTGGCGTTGGCACAGTTGAAGCCATTGTAATTATAAAATAAGGATAAAAGATGAGTTACGCACAATATGGTTTAATTGAAGCCACAGACTTCAACAATCTTGTTGGTGGTAACCCTGTAACTTCAAGCGGTAAACTTAATACTGTTTGGGCAACTGGTGGTACAAACGCAGGATATGGTCAAACAGCAGTTGCCAATGTGTCAGTGGGCGGAACAGTAGCCGCTACTGATTGGGCAAATTTGGTTAATAGAACTTCAAATTCAGCATCACATCAGGGTACTAGCATTACAAGCGTTACAGCACCATCAGCCGGCGGAACAGTTACGTTCTTGTCTGCTATTCCAACTAACCTAACTACTATATACACTAGTAGGTTAAATGCGGCAGCACAGGGTTCAACCACTGCTAACACCGCAACATATGCCAGTACATGGAGTTCGGCAATAACATTTACTCACACTGCTACTTTTGCAAACGGTGACGCTACACGTTATTTCTTTAATTCAGGCGGCCAACTAGCAATTACCTGCGCACATCCTAGTGGTACTGGTATTAACTTGTTGTTAAATAACCTAGCAAGCAACGTTGGCACTGTAGTATTAAGCAGCCCAACATCAGGTGCAATAACTGTAGCAGGCACATCATACAACGGAATCACTAAAGTAGGCGGTGGCGGAAATGCACCCACAATTAGTACGAATAGCGGATATTATGCATTGACTACATCAAACGTTACGGCATTTACACAAACTGCATCAACCGGACCTAGTGGTTATTTAAGTACATTCATTCGTGTGATTGTAAAAAGTAACGGCACACAAGGCTCAAACGGTGATGCAGGATCTGTCATCACTGTCTATACTATTTGGGATGAAGTACCGGATGGATTGACAGCAGCAGCTAACTCAGCAACTACCTTGACAGTTAGACCTCCCGCAACAACACACATATCTAATACTTGGGGTGCAATTACTTTATCCGGAACTGTATCTGGATCATAATTTTTAAGCGAGTGCTTGTGTCTATCTAAATACTCTTAGGAGTGATCTATGGACACAAAAACTTTAATTAGCGATGCTAAAGCCCGCTTTAGCCACAACGCTGCCAAATCATATCTAAAAGAAAAGTATGAAACACGCTTAATTGTTGCAGAGCAAGGCGGGCTTTGGAGAGCAAATCTCCAAACAATCAATTTTTTAAATAATTCTCAATCAGAAACTGTCATCTTAGTTGACAGCTTTGAAAATCCAGTTGAGGTAAATCGTACAGAACTTTTAGCTAAACTTAATGAAACTTACGAATCTGTAATGCGTGAGTGGCTAAATGAATGGGCAGAGTTAGAGAAAAAACGATGAATAGAGGCGCACTACTCTTTGCGTTTAACTCATCTAGATATAATTACTACGCTATGGCGGAGTATACTGCAAAGAGAATAAATCATTTTCTGGGACTTCCGGTAACAATAGTTACTGATGAATCCAGCATACCAAAGAATTCCACCTACAAGTTCGACAACACGATTGTTGTGGAACCAGACAAGAACAACATTCGAGACTATGTAGTGTGGATTAACAAAGGTAGATATCAAGCATATGACTTAAGTCCGTATGATGAAACATTGTTATTAGACACTGACTATGTGGTTAATAGCAATAGGTTATTAAGTACCTTTGATATTTGTGAAGACTTCTGCTGTCACGATACCACATCATTCTTGATGCATCCAAAAGCCCCGCAAGAAGTGTTAAGTGCTTATAGCTTTAACACATTGTGGGCAACTGTAATCACATTTAGAAAAACCAAACGAGCAAAGCAAATATTTGAATGTTTAGAAATGGTTCAAAAAAACTATGAACATTATGCAAACATTCATAGCTTTATCGCGGGAGTGTATAGAAACGATTACGCATTGACATTAGCATTGCGTATAGCCAACGGACATATGAACCATGAGTCAGATATTATCCCGTGGAACCTACTTCACGTCGGTAAGAACACATCAGTGTATGCCGATAAAGAAACAGAGTTCAATACTGAATACACTGTTATGTTCGACAACTGGCAACGTGGTAAGATTCGCAAAGAGTATATCAATATCAAAGACACTGATTTTCATGTGATGAACAAAGAAAACTTTATGGAGTTAATAAAAAATGGATAAAGGTTTTGTTATCGTTGCACAAGATGGTGGTACATTAGACACTTATCAGAAATGCGCAGAAGCATTAGCAAAAAGCATAAAACGCACAATGCCTGATGCCAAAGTATCTATCATCACAAACAATAAGATTAAAAACACTGCACTATATGATAAAATCATACCTTTGCCTTACGGAGATCAATCACCTAAAAGCTTTTGGAAGTTGAACAATGATTGGCAAGTATATGACGCTAGCCCATATGAGTACACTATAAAACTAGAAGCAGACATATATCTTCCTAGATCAATCGACTATTGGTGGGATGCGTTGAAGCATCGTGATTTGGTAATCTCAACTAAGATTAGAGATTTCAAACAAGAGATAAGTCCATCACGGGTCTATCGTAGATTCATTGATGATAACAAGTTACCCGATACGTACAACGCAATTACATATTTTAAGAAGTCAGAGACTGCTAAGAAGTTCTTTGAAACAGTTCGGTATGTGTTTGAGAATTGGTCTGAGTTTAGGTCCACACTCAAATGCAGCCCATATGAAGAGGCAACTACTGATTGGGTATACGCATATGCTACACATGTTATGGGAGTAGAAAATTGCACATTGCCTAACTTTGATGAAATGAGCATGGTTCATATGAAACGGTTGATTAACAATCTTCCCACTGAAGATTGGACTGATGCATTAGTGTATGAAATATTACCTCACACATTGAGAATTAATTCTTGCCCCCAGCTTTACCCTTTTCACTATCATGTGAAGACATTTTCTAATAAAATACTAAAAGCCTATGACTGAAACTACACAAGATGAAGTACTAATTCTTTGGGAAGCACCCAAGATTGAAGTTCCGGAGTTTCGTCTATATTATGATGAAGATACTGGTCGAGTCACTTGCTATACTTGCGAGAAACCCGAAGGTACTTATCTGATAGTTGACGCTATTACTTTTGCACAGGCACGCCCTGATATTCGAATCATTAACGGTAAAATTTCTACTGCCAGTAACCATGCAATTGTTTCTAAACTCATGCCTCATATCACTCAAGGTCAGATATGTGAAGCAGAAGATATTAGTTTAGTTTCGTCAGAAGGTGATAACATTATTAGATGGAAACTAAACACTTATGAGCTTAAATGATATTGTTGATGTAGCAGATTTGGACTGCATCTACCTAAGCTATGACGAGCCACAAAAAGAAGAATTCTGGCTAAAGATTAAGAACATGGTCCCTTGGGCCAAGCGTGTAGACGGGGTCAAAGGCTCTGATGCTGCCCACAAAGCTGCCGGCGCCGCTAGCGACACTGAGCGATTCATATTGATTGACGGGGACAACATGCCCGACGAATCGTTCTTCAATATGCAACTTGACTTCACGGGCCGAGATCCATCATATAGCAAAGCACAATTTCGTTGGAAAGCAGTGAATGCTGTCAATGGATTGCGTTACGGTAACGGTGGCATGAGTTCTTGGACAAAGACTTATGTTGCTAATATGAAGACACATGAAAATCAAAAAGACGGAGATGCGGCTCGTATCGCTGACTTTTGTTTAGATAGCAAAGACAACTTATATTGGGCGATGTATGATTGCTACAGCACAACGTATCCCAATCACACACCTTTTCAAGCTTGGAGAGCAGGCTTTAGAGAAGGTGTTAAGATGTGCTTGAACAAAGGCGAAGTCCCTACTGTAGATGAGTTTAAAGAAACAGTTGCGAGTCGTAACTTAAACAACTTGACTATTTGGCAGAACGTAGGTGCGGATGTAGAGAACGGCATGTGGGCCATATACGGTGCTAGACTCGGCACATATATGACTTTACTAACAGAGTGGGACGCACATAATGTTCAATGGTTTGATAACTACCCTGTACTATGGCAAGAATGTGAACACAGAGACCCTTCTGTCTATGCAGAAAAGATCGGTGAGGCATTGCGTGATAAGTTAGGTTTACCTATCTGTACATTAAGCCCTGAGCAAAGCAAATTCTTTAAGCGACACTATCAAACAGATTATCATAATCAAGGTCCGTTAGTCACAGAGATGGAAGTTATTCGTAGAATTGAAGGATGGTAATGAGCGAAAGTCACGAACAAAAACGAATCAAAGACATTAGGATCAAGATCGAAAACGAGACTGGTCCTACTTTTTG